ATGGGTATGCCAATGACAAAACAAACTGCTGGAGTAAAAACTACTTCACCTAGTGCTGGTGCAAGGGCAAGAAGTTTTTCACAAAAACCATCAGCAAAATTTGGGGCACTTGCTGCTCTTGGTACTGCTGTTGTAGGAACTGCTGCACAAGCAGTACAAAATCGTCAATCAGGTACTCCTTCATATGGAGAACAAGGTGTAACTCCAGCAATGTTAACTCCTGGAGAATTTGTTGTTAATTCAAAATCTGCACAAAAGTTTGGCCCACAGTTACAATCTATGAATCGAGGTGGAGTTGCTTATAGACAGTTTGGAACTCCAGAACAAGAAGAGCAATGGGTAAAGTCTTATGCTGATGCAAAACTTTGGGGTGCTACAGATCAAGAAGCAGCAAAAACTGCAAATAGATTAGTGGGCATATCAGATAAAAATACTCGTGGTTCAAGAGTAAAACAATCTTTAAGTTCTGCATCTAGAACAATAGGTAATACAGGATTAAAAGTTCTTGAAAAAGGATTAAGTAGATTAGATGAAAGATTAGAAAGAAATGCAAAAGTAGTTGATAAAAACACAGAAACTTTAGATGATGGAACAAAACAATCAAATAAAATTCAAAAGAGTCAAAGACTCAATAGGGCTGCCAGTGGAATTAGTATGGGTGGATTTGCAATAAGTGGTGCAGCAATGGCAGTAGGTCTGACTTCTAAAGATCCAAAAACTCAAGAATTAGCAAGTAACATATCAATGGCTGCAGGAACAATTGGAAGTTTAGCAATGGCTGCACCAATGCTTAAAAATCCTTTAACATTAGCAGCAACTGCAGCAATTGGATTACCAACAGCATTATATTTAATGAAAAAATCTGTAGACAATGCAAGAGTTAAAGGGTTTGAACTTGCAACATCAATGAGTAATACTTCAGATGATTTAAAGGCAATGGGGGAAATGACTGGTAATGTTGCTGCTTCCGAAGTTGCTCTTAAACAAAGACAATCAAGAACTTCTCCAATAAATCCATTACGAAGTGATTTTGGAGATACTTTTATAACATCAGATTTAGGAAAACAATTATTAAATCAAACAAGTGAATTAACTAAAGATAACATGGGTCCAGGAAGTGGTCAAATAATTGGTGCAAAACTTGCTGACTATATTGTAGAAGGATTAATAGATCCAGCACAAGCACAAAGCATAGCCCAAGCAATAGGTGCTTCTTTGGGTAGCCAAGATATATCTATGAATATTATTGGTAAATTAGAAGAACTTATTGGTATAAATGGAAATGATTTGTATAAAAATCCATTAGAAGTAAGAATTAGATTGATTGAAGAGTCAACAAGTCAAAGTCAAGATTTTGCAAATACAATTCAAAAACAATTATCTAATATAGATGCAAATAAAATATGGACAGATAGTGGTTTTTATGATTTTTCTGGAATAGGAAAAGGTTTAATAAAATCATTTAAAACTGGTGAAATAGATTTTGTTAAATTAGGAGATCTTGCATTTGGTACAAGCATGTTTCAAGACAGAGAGTTTGCAAAAATAGCAGGGCAGCAAGTTGGATATAATGAGTCTGCATTAGAAACTGCAAGAAAAGCCTTAGATACTTACGAAGTTCAAATGCAAACAAAAAGACAAGAATTTATAGAACAAGAAAAAGTATTAAGGAACGCTATTGAAAATACAACTAATTCAGAAGAGCAAACAAAATTACAAAATAAATTAAATGATCTTTTACTTTATAGAAATAATCTTGAAAATGATTATGTTGCTGGAAGAAAAGAAATAACTGATCAACAAAAACAAACACTAGATTTTGTTATGAAAACATTTGCTGTTAATAAAAATATACAAGGTCAGATGTTAAAGAGTAGTAGTGAAGCAGTATCTGCTAAATATAAAGATAGTCCTCTTGCTGGACTAGCATCTGCATTTACAACTCAAACAGAAGGTTTTAAAAATAAAGAAGTTACTTTCTTAATTAATACACAAGTTTCATCTGGAAATATTGGATTAGAACAGGCTATGTCTTTGATGAGCGTTATGACTGGAAAAGATGGAAAACTTAATGAAGAAGGAATTCAAAAACAAATTACTTTGTATGCAGAAGCCAAGGGTATTGGGGTAGAAGGATTAGATAGAATATTAGTTGCTACTAGAGAAGTTCAAGATAGATTTGAAAGAGGAGAAACAATAAATCTATTTAGAGATTTAGATCCAACAAAATTTGCTCAGGCTACTTCATTCTTAGAAACAGCAACTAACTTAAGTGATAAAGATGTAAATATGGATGCAGTCATTGATACTGTAAGTATAGATGATATGGTATCTGCTAGTGAAGATATTGCTAAAATGAATAAAGAACTTCCAGATAAAATAACTAAAGAAGCATTGATTAAATTTGCTGAAACAGATTCAGACTTTGCTGGTATTGAACAGAACGTTGATTGGTTTGATAGTTTGCCAGACGAGCAAACAAAATATTCAATTCAAATTTATAGAACAATCCTTGAAACTATTGATGCAGATAAAATGAGAACTAAATTAGAAAATCAAAAGAAAGCACAGGCACCTTCAAGTATTATGGGTTCTGCTCCTCGTAACCTTGAGGTTACTGATGAAGAAGTTCTAAGAGCATCAGCAGATGAGGCCGTTAGACTAACTAAAAAATATTTTGGACCAGGATCTTTATATGCATCAGTATTAGGAGAAGATGGAGAGGCTGGTGCAGGTGGTGGAGGAATCTTACCAATACAAACAGCACAGTTAATAGAATTAAGAATGAAAGGTCTTGATCCAGCAGCAGCAGGAAGTTTAGACTTTGCTTCAGCAGGAAAAATATTAAATGGAACAGTTAAACAACAAAGACAAGCAATTTCTGAATTAAATGCTTCCTTAAGAGAGGCATCTATTCAAGCAGAACTATTAAAGACCGATGAAGAAATTTTACAAGATACTATGACTTCTACAACTAATGCTATAGGTGCATACATAGATATGCTTGAACAAACAAGAATTAATCCAATTCAAGATCAAATAGATCAATATAATGAACTTTCTAATGCTCAACAAAAACAAATAGATCTTTATAGTAGAGGATTGCAACAACTATCTGATAAAGAAGATAACATTAATAAGATTTATGATGAAAGAATTTCTGCTATTGATAAGGTAACTCAAGCAAATGATAGAGCAGCACAAAGACAACAACGACAAATTGATTTGGCCTCAGCAATTGCTTCTGGTGATTTTGGTGCAGCCGCAGGTGCAGCAGCAGAGATTGCTAACGCAGAGGCTCAGGCACAATTAGAGGATACTAGGGCAGCACTTGAACAACAACAGCAAGCAGAACTTGCTGCTTTGGCGGTAGAAATAAATGGTCAACTATATACTCGTGAACAAATTGAAACTAATATTAAGGCTCTTGAGGAATCAATATATCAAACAACTTTATTAGTTAGAGCAGAACAAGAAAAGATTGCTAATATTGAAAAGACTATTACTGCTGAGAAAGAAAAACAACGTAAACTTCAAGTATTAACACAGATGAGTCAGATTGCTACTCAAATGCAAACAACTGTAAATCAATCAGCACGTCAAGCAATGGGTGCACAACTTGGATATCTTGGTCAGTCAATAGGTTTAGATCCAAATAGTCCTGAATCTATTGCTGCAATGAGTCAATCATTGGGCATAAATGTTCAATCATTATCTGATTCTATTTTAAAGTCACAACAAATTGCTAACTTAACAGCAAATGAGTTTGCAATACAAGCAGAACAAGCAAGTAAAAAAGTTGGAGATTTGTCAAGATTCTTTGGACAAGCAAGCGTAGAAGGAAAGAACTCATTAGGGTTCTTAACAAACTTAAGTTCAGCATGGGCTGGAGATTCAAAGAAGAGTGGTTTGGGTGGCATGGTTTCTACAGGTAGAGACATACTTACAAGTTTGTCTCAATCAGCAGACGCAATTAGAATTGGAAAAAATCAAATACAAGCATCAGTGAATAATGCTTTAGCAGCAATATCTGTAGCAAGAAGACCTTACGCTTTTGGTGGAAACGTAAAGAGAATGGCTATGGGTGGAAATGTAAATTATAAAGGATCTACTGAGCCAGCACCAGTAAGAATGGCAATTGGAAACCTTGTTCCAGGATTAGGAAACACAGATAGAGTACCAGCGTTGCTAACACCAGGAGAATTTGTTGTTCGTAAATCTGTTGCAAAAGAAAACTTAGGATTACTGCAAGCGATGAATGGAAATGTATTTCCAGGAATGAAAGGTGGTATAGGTGCAAATACAGTTATGGCACCAGTCACAAGTACAGTTATGGAAGGAAGCACAACACTGTATAATAATAGTTATAGTGTTAATGTAAATGTTGCAGGAACAAATTCTACAGCAGATGAAGTTGCAAATGTTGTAATTAGAAAGATTAAAGGAATGAACGACAGAGGAATAAGAGGTAGTAGATTCTAATGGCCACTAGTGGATATTTATTAGGAAGAAAAAGATTTGGTAGACCTCAAGGTGTAATTTGGTCAA